GTTGAAGCTGTCGGCCGCGCGCAGGTACTTGGCGACGACCTTCTCGACGTCGGGGATCACGAGCCGTCCCCCGCTCCCGCCGTCCGCCGCAGCGTCGCCTCGATGTGGGAGTCGGCCTTCGTGGAAGGGTTGCGAACGACCCACGGCTCGCCGACGACCTCGTAGTTGTGGCCGTCGACGGTCACCGTGTCGGCGGTGTCGATCAGGGTTCCGACCGGGAAGAAGGCGATCCAGTCGGTCCACGAGACCTCGCCGTCGTCGGCGTTCTCCCCACGCTGGCGCTGTTGCAGCTCGCAGACGGTCGTGACCGGGGCCGGGGTCGCGGGGTCGGGGTCGATGCCGAAGTCGTCGGTCTCGATGCCGGTCGTGATCGTGCAGGTGTGGTTGATGAGGTTGGTCAGCGACAAGGCTCGGCCTCCGTGAGTAGGGCGCGCATCGCCGCCGGGTCATGGCGGGCGGCGACGTAGCGGCGCAGGCGGGCGAAGTTGGCGGGGCTGCCCTGGCGACGGTCGGTGCGGGGCTGCGGTGGGTGCCACAGGTGGACGAGCGGCTCCTTGCCGCGCCAGCGGTGGCCGACGAGCAGGTTCAGCGCCAGCGCCCAGGACTCGTCCTCGCAGCCCCAGCCGGTGAACAGCGGGTCGAGGGGCACGTCGAGCAGGGCTCGGCGCGGTGCGACGACGACGCCGCCGCCCTCCCA